ATGCCTGCTCAACCGGGTATGGCTGCGCCTCCTACCCCTCCGCCCCCAGCAATGGGTCCGGGGCTTGCGGCGGGCGGTCTGGCGTCCCTCTCCGTGCCGGACGGCATGTTCGACGAACCAGCTAACGGTGGCTTCAACAACGGCTACGCTGGCGGCGGTATCGTGGCCTTTGCTACTGGTAACGCAGTAGCCGCCCCTGCCGTCGCCCCTGCCGTCGCCCCTGTCGCCCCCAGCACCCCCTACGGCCTCCCGGGAACGCTTGCCGACGCGATGCAGATGTATCGTGCTCAGTTTGGCGACACTCCCGATACCGCACGGCAAGAACTTGAGGCGTATTACGCTAAGACGGCATCTCCTGAAGCAATCGCGGCACAGAAGAAAAAAGACTTTTGGGGCGCTCTGGCGCAGATCGGCTTCGGTATGGCGGGCTCCAACTCGCCGTACTTCCTGCAGGCTGCGGGCCAAGCGGCGTCGGCAGCGCTCCCCGGTATGCAACAAGCCGCCGCCGCTAGGAAGGCGCAGGAACGCGAAGGACTAGCCGCTAGGGCAGGCATAGAGGGTCAGCGCCGCGCAGAACGCGGACAAGAAGTCGTAGGCGGCACGGCCCTGTTTGGTCAGGGTATCCAAGCCCGAGAAAGCCAAGCCGACCGCGACCAGCGAGCAGCGTTGCAGAAGGAAGCGCTCGCAGCGGAGATGGCGCGCACGCGCCTGCAAATCGCTGCAAGCATAAAAGCTGCGGGTATGTCAGCCGGGGCCGCTGCCGCACGGCAGACGGACACAGAGCGTCTTACGGCAATCAAGTACAACGCAATTAAGCTGAAGAATCCTGCTATGCCGGACGCGGAAGCGTGGTCGCAAGCGTCCGATGCTGCGATGGCGACGATGGGCCTTAGGAGCCCGAACACTAATTCCTCGCCTGTCCAACTGCCGGGTGCAAATAACGAGCGGACAGACATCACAAAGTTTTACAAAAGAGACTAAGGTGCGTTCATGGCCTTCGACGTTAACGGTGCTAGAGCGGCGGGCTATAGCGACCAAGAAATCGCTGAGTACCTAGCGAAGAAGCGAGACTTCAACCTCTCTGGCGCGCTAGCTGCGGGGTACGATTACTCGGAGGTACTCGCGGAATTAACGAAACCGGAACCGAAACCGAAGGGCAAACCTACCGGAATCTGGGAAGGTATGGGGCGGAATCTCGAGGGTTCGGTAGGTAACATCCTAGGCACAGGGGCAGCCATTCCCGGTCTGGCGGCCCTCGCAGAGGCGCAGTACAACGCAGGTATCTCGCAAAACGCCTTCGCGCACGATAAACCCGAAGCCTACATGCGCCCGGGCCAGATAAAGGCCGAAATTCCCGACGTGGTGCGGAAGCAGCGCGCTATACGCGCGAGTGTTGTCCCCTACAGCGACCCGGACGACGTTAGTATAGGGAAGTTGTTCACACGGCCCCAGAGGGCTATCCCCGCTATGGGAGAGCAGGCGCTGTACTCCCTGCCTTCTATGCTGCCGTTTCTTGCGGGTGGCCCCATCGGGGCGACTATAACCGCTGCGGACCTCACAGGTGACGTGGCGTACTCGCGTGCCGACGCCAACAAAACCAGAGAACCTACAGCCACCGACTGGGCTGTAGCGACCCCGGTCGGCTTGGCGTCCGCCGCGCTGGAGAAAATCGGCGCGGCTAAAGTGTTGGGTCCTATCGCAGGGGGCGTAGCGGCGCGTTCTCTTCGGGAAGTCCCTCGAGAAATGCTGCGCGCAGGCACGGTGGAAGCACTCACTGAGGCAGGGCAAGAAGCCCTGCAGTATACGGGTTCTACTGTGGGTACCGCGACGCCGTTCTCCGCTTCCACCATGCTGCGGCAAGCCGAGCAAGGTGCGCTTGTTGGCGGCTTTATGGGGGCTGGAGTCCGGGGTCCTGTGGGAGTCGCGGAAGTCGGCGCTAACCGCTTGGCTAACAGCATGGCATCCCCCGCCGCGCCCGGCGGCGCAACAACCCCCGACGCGCCGTTTTTTGAGCCCGGCTCCCCGGAGGCCAAAGCCGCTGTCTACAACGAAGTGCTGACGCGGTACCGGGAGTTAGGCTTTACGGAAGAAGACGCGGCGCGCAACGCCGCATTGTTTGTGGCTGCCCAATTCCCAGCGGAGACCGCTAATGCCCCCCGACCTGCTGACGCTGGAGGACTTGGGACTGGCGTTCCAAGCGCTGATGGGGAACCTGCCGGAGGACAACCTGCCGGACAGGCTGCAGGCGCTGGACGCGGAAGCGTGGGGGCAACTGGCGATATTGATGGCGCAGCTGCTCAACGAACGCAGCCTGTCGAGCCTCCACTAAAGAAGCCGCTCCCCGCGCACCGCAGGGCGGTGCGCGCTGCTTTTAAGTCCGACGCACAGGAATACGAAGGCTACGGCTCCAAGCTTACGCCTGAGGATACTACCGCCGCCGCAATAATGCTCGCCAACAACCCGTCCATGGACCCGAAAGAGGTCGTTCGAACGGTGATCGGCGAAAAAGAGCTCGAGCTCCCGGAGACGCTTAAGGAACCGGAGCAAGAAGCAAAAGCACCGGGGGGCGCTGCGCCAACGCCCGAAACCGTCACACCTATGCCGGAGCTTATGCCGGAGCCGGTTACGGGGCAGCAGAGCGTTCTGCAGCAGGGCACAGCTCTAGCCCTAGCCCTAGTGGATAGCGAGTTTAGGACCCACCAGCGAGGCTTCTTCCTCCTTCACGGAGTGGAAGCACTTACCGACCAGCAGCGCGCCGCCGCCGCTTACCTGCTCGTAACGGGCAAAGTTGGGCACCCGTATCTCGCTCTTAAGCAAGTTCTGGACGGACTGCGCCCTGCGCCGCGACAACCTGCCCCCAAGTTCGTTTTGGAGCCGGACGATGAACCCGGTGCTAAGACGGAAGACACTCCCCCCGTGCAGGAGAGCTCCGGCCCTGTTTCTCCTCTGGCCGTAGCCACGAAACCAGACGGCAAACCAGACACCAAGCGCCGGGGGGCTGTCCACTACGTAACGCTGACAGACGGTACCGTGGTCGAGCTAACCCGTGACACCCACCAGTTCGGTTCGAATAACCCGCAGTGGAGTGTAGACGACCCCCTTAGCGCGCAGCGCTCCGGGTGGGAGGGGTACGAGGGGAGCTTGGGGTCTACGCTACCTGAAGCTCTCGCCCGCTTGCCCAACGTACTCGCACGTGGACGTGCGTATGCAGCGGAACTGAAGGCGAAAGAACCCGCAAAGACCGTCGCGGCGGAACCAACGATCAAGGCGATCCCCGACACACCCTACGCCCCTGCGTGGCGTGCCCTTCAAGCGTACGAAGCGGCGGGTGCCTCAGCGAAAGCCGTTGAGTCGCTCGTGAAAACACTCGAGCAGTACGACAAGCTTAAGAGTGAAGGCAAAACCCCGGCGATGACGCCGGACATGCTCGTTCGCCATATCGGGAAACGCGCAAGTGCTTTGGTGGCGACGGAACCCAAAACCAAGGAAGACGGGGGTATAACCGCAGCACCTACAACGGAAGAAGCCCCCGTGGCTCCGGAAGGAGCCCTACCCGGCATTATCGAAAACTACGCCAACAAGGCGCTTAGTGACTTCATGGTCGGGGACCAAGTCGCCGCTGGAAACGTGCGCGGGACAGTTACCGGCACCGAGGGTGACAAGGTGCGGGTTACCCCGCACAACGCCAAAAACCCTAAAGCGTACTTCAAGTTCCCGAAGAAAAGCGTGACGCTTGAACACAGGCCGGACACAACGACCACGTCGTCTAAATCCGCCGCTAGTGACGACAAGTTCGGCACCGAGGCGGGTGAACTCAAGATGGACCAGCAGGCGCTCATCAAGCTGCTGGGGGCAAACATGTACGCCTCTGATATGGCGAACGTGACCATAAAAGAGTTGCTCCAAAACGCTTTTGACGCAGTAAAGGGCGCGGTTTCGGGCAAAAAAGCCCCGTCTTTGTATAGCAAAGGCAAGATCAAAATAACGATGGACTACGCGTCCCGTACTATTTCTGTGGAAGACAACGCTAGAGGAATGACCCCCAACATTGTACGGGACGCGTTCTTTACTCTGGCGGGGTCCGACAAGAGCGACCTAGACCCGTCCGAGCGGAGTGGGGGGCTGGGGTTGGCTAAGCTGGGCTTCATGCTTGGCGCGGAGACCATAAGCCTAGACACCGTGCGCGACGGAGTGCGCGTTACGGTGAACACCACCGCCGAGGGCATTGCTAGCAACAGCTTCGATATCGTTAAGAGCCCGGCCCCGCCTTCTGAGCACGGTACGAAAATCACGGTGAAGGTACCGAAGACTTACACCGACCCAAGAACGGGTGAGAGCAAGAATATCTCGTTCCCGTTCAGCGCTAGGAGCATTCGCGCGCTAACGAAACCGCTTATCGGTCCAGTAGAGGTAACGGTAGACAACGGGAGCGAGGAGGTTCTGCCTATCGGTTCTAACTTCCCAGTGGATGATTACCAGAAGTTCTCGGTTAAGTTCGACTGGGGGTCCGCTGACATCTACATGGGGCACGACTACGTCAAATACCCTACGCACTCGGTACTCTCCAGCGGCGTGTACCAGTTCGATACGTCCATTAAGCTGAACGCCAGCGAAGCGGTGCCTTACGACATTATCGTGGACGTGAAACCTAATGTAACCGCAACCCACATGGACTACCCGTTTGAGAACAGCCGGGAAAGGTTCAAGCCCCGGTTGGACGACGACATAAAGGCTATGTACGCCTATATCGCGCAGCTTGCGCGTGGGTTGGAAGCCGAGAACATCAAGCACGCGTTCCAGAACGTGGTCACCATGCCCCGCGTTGAAGCGGGCGCAAGCGAGAGTACCACACCCGTAAAGTTCCTGCCGAAGCCCGAACCGAGCGCGAAGGAAGCGAAAAGCACGCCTGCAGAAACTGTAACGGTCAAAAACAATGTAGTGTCCGGCCCCTCCGGGGTTGTCCTGCTGGACACGAAAGCGTCCAAAGAAGAAACGCAGACCAAGAAGAGCTTTGCCGCAGACAAAGCGGCTCCAGTTACTTCTGATTTCCTCGTCGAGATGGACCACGACCCGAAGCTGCCCATCCTGCACAACAACACTACACTCTCTGTCGGCCAAGACAGTGCGGCGTTGTTTGCCAAGTTGGGCACTCTTATGGTCGAGATGAAGGAGTTTCTGGCCGCGAGCGGCATGTGGGCTTTCGACGCTCTGTCCGCAGACAACCTGTTCTTCGCTGGCGTGTCCTTAGACAAGTCTTACGGCGGCGTGCACATTAAAATACCGTACAAGGCCGTGCTGCTTAACCCGCTGTACGACTGGGGGGCTAGGACGCTCAACGGCGCGGCGGAAGTCATGGTCAACACCATGATACACGAAGTAGCGCACATAGCGGATATGGGTCACAACGTGGGCCACAACACCGCTATGGTGCGAGTGTCTCAGTACCTAGCCGACGAAGGCATGATCGACTATTTCCGCGACGGAGTGCTCAGCGCCCTCGTGGAGCACGAAAGCGTTTACAGGGAACTGAAAAATGAGTTTAACCGGTCCACAACAAAGAACGTTGCAAAGTCTCTTGACGCAGACCAAGACGCTTCCGCCTCAAAGGAGACTGGAGGCTCTGGTAGTGGGGGCGACAGTGCAGGGCGGTCTGTACAGGCAAGAGGGGGACGAGGTGACAGCGGAACTGTACAGCAGCCTGCTGCCGATGCTGGAGGAGGCGGAAACGCCGGAAGAACTGGAAGCGCTACTGCAGTAGACGAAGACGGCGAGACCCCCTCTTTTGCTCGCTCTGCCGACCTGCGAGGGCGCGCCCCTATGCAGGCGAGAAGCGTCGCGGCGGTGGTAGCCGGAGTCGCGCGCGGGTGGACTAACTCACCTAGGTTCATCATTGTCCCTACTTTTGCTGACCTACCCGCAAACATCCGCAAGGGGGCAGGGGACGCCACCGCAGGTGTGCGGGGGGTGACGTTCCGCAGGGGCAACGACGTCTACATCGTTGCTGACCAACACACGACGCCTAGCGAAGTAAAAGCCACGGTGTTTCACGAGGCACTTGGGCACTCGGGGCTGCAGAAACGCTTTGGCAAGGCGCTTAACACGCTGCTGCAGAACATCTACGCCAGTAACCCTGTGGTTAAAGCGCTGACCGACAAGTGGCTGCAAGACCATCCCGGAGAGTACGAGGGGATAGCGAACCGGCAAGCCAAAGCGGTCGAGGAAGTCCTTGCGGAGCTATCTGAGAAAGGGAGCCCCCAACTTCCCGCCGTAAAACGCGCTTTCGCCGCGCTCAAGGATTTTTTCCGCAGCACCGCTGCGCTTGTCGGTATGAAGGTCGGCTACTCGGACAACGACGTGCTGGCTCTCCTCGACAAGGCCCATGAGAATATCCGGGAGGGAGCCGCTACGCGGACTCCAGAAAAACCAAAAACAGCTGATCCGGATTATCTGGACGAGCCGTCTTTCGCTCGCGCGCCGCGACGGGCCAACAAGAAAATCAGCAAGGGTATTCGGGCTATCCAGATTTCGCAGCAGGGTGTGGACGGGACCGCCGCCACGGGCGACGTTGAAGACCTTATCCGGAACGCGCTCGGCAAAGACGTCGTGGGTGGGCACGATGCTAAGGACTTCACCGCTGCGCTGAAGGCCAACGGCGATAAACTCAGCCTGCCGGTGCTCCAAAACGTCCTTAAGCCTTTACCTACTTCAGCGATCATCGACTGGGCGGGCGACCGACTTCCACCCCTTCGCACCCTGCAGACACTCATCCAGAAAAAGTCGGGGGAGACGGGCTCCCTGCTGACCGCTGCGTCGAAAATCGCCTTGCGCATCCGGAAGTTCAAGGACGCGCAAAAGGGCGGCCAGAAACTACTTGCGGCAACCATGCACGCGGCGCGTCTGCTGCGCGTGGACATGACGGCGCTGTCTCCGACGCTCGCTGCGTCGGTCGCTAACGACCCTATTGTTAAGCATTACGACGCGGAAATCGCCACCCCGGGCCTAGACCCGGCAAAAGTGCGGGCCGCAAAAGCTAAGCGTACGCTCCGCATCAACAACGACATTACCCCCGCCTTCAAGCTGTGGACGGCGCTTGGTACACAGAAGGGTGGCCACGAAACGTACAAAGCTGTCCGTAACTACTACCGTGATATGTACTTCGCGATGCGCGCTCAACTCGACGCGAACATCCAAGCACTGCCTATTTCTGCGGCGGCGAAAAAACAGCTGCTGGCAGCTGTCCGGCTGGAGCAGGAGGGCGCTCCGGATAGGGAAGACAAGAACGACCCGCACGCAAGCGTCCCGACCAAAAAGTTTCCGCACGAGTACTTCCCCTTCCTGCGTTACGGGGAGTACTGGCTGCGCGTGGCTAAAGGCCCTACGGGTCGGGAGTTCCACACGTTCGAGAACGCCAAAGAGCGGGACATCATGCTCCACACGCGGGCAAAGGAGCTTGGCGTGCCTGTCACCGACGACAGGTTCTCGGTCGGCAACAAGCTGTCAGAAGTACGCGAAAACTTCCAAACCGAAGGTTTGATGCTGCAGAACATGTTCTCGGCGGTAGATAAAGCAAGCCTAACAGACGCTAAGAGTATCGAGCGTCTTAAAGACCAGATGTACCAAGTGTATCTAATGACTCTGCCGGAGCGAAGCATCCGGAAGCAGTTTCTACACTCGGAGAACGTGACGGGTGCAAGCCTTGATGTTTTCCGTAACTTCCAGCGTATGTCCACTACATATGCTCAGCAGCTCATCGGCAACAAATACGCTACGCCTATTCGCTTGGCTGTTTCGTCGGCGTACGACGCTGTTGTCGGGAGACCCCCTAACGAAGCTGCGCTCCTCAAGGCTTTTGTAGACGAGATGGACCGCCGACTGGCGTTTGACGCCCAAGAGCGCCCTGACGTCGCGTGGGCTGACACCCTTAACCGTGCTACCTTCATCTACATGCTGACTGCACCCGCTACGGCGGGTGCCCAGCTTACCAGCATCCCGATGCGTGTTGCTCCGCGTCTGGTCTCTCGTTACGGCTACTTTGCGGCGACCAAACAACTTCTCAAGTACGGCAACATCTTCAAGTCTGTGGGCGTTAAAGAAACGCACCCTGACGGCAGTGAGACTTACACCGCTCCGTCCCTCGAGAACTCTTCTCTGGTGCGCCGCAGCCCGTTGCTTAAACGCGCGTTTGCCGCCGGTAAGTTCAGGGACGTATTCGACACGTCGGCTACCGCCATCCTGCAGAACCAGCGTACGCCGAACAAAGTGCTCGAGAAGGGTCTCGGTAACGTTACAGAACTCTTCTTCCGCGCTACATCCGCACTGTTCAGTGCTGCTGAGAATCTCTCGCGCGAAGTTACGTATATGTCTGCTTTCGAGCTAGAGTATAAGAAAAACGGCGGAAATTTTGACGCCGCTGTTGATTCTGCGGTGCGGAACACCAACGACACGCTAGGTGACTACGGCGAGTCAGAACGCGCACCCATCATGAAGGGGCCTATTGGCCGCGTGGTGTTTCTGTTCAAAATGTTCGCCGTGAACACGACGAAGTTCTTCCTGCAGAACCAGAACGCCATCTGGCGCGGTAAGTCGATCAAAGAACGCGCGGAAGCCCTGCACGAGCTCAGTGGGGTACTGCTCATGGGGGCCCTGTTCTCGGGGGTAACCGGCCTGCCTCTCTACGGCGTGACTTGCATGGCCGTCGATATGTGGCTCGCGGCGTTTGGCGACGAGGAGGACGAGCGAGAGCGGCGGCTTAACAACCCCTATACGGCGGATAGTTCCGACCTGCGGTTCCGTTACGAGTGGCTTCCTAAGCACTTCGGCGTCCCAACAATCCCGGGGTTGGACGGCAAGATGCACACCCTTGCCAACGTGCTTGAGTTTGGCCCTGTGTCGGAACTGACCGACGTAAACATCGGTTCGCGAACCGCGTACAACGGCATGTGGTGGCGACAGGGGGCCCCGGCGGACAGCGCGGAAGAAGCGTTCGTTAACGCGATTATCGCTAACGTCGCACCTGTTTCTATGGCGAGTTCGCTTGCGCGAGCGGTAGACGACTTCGGTAAGGGCGAGATCGTGCGGGGGTTGGAGAAGCTTAGCCCTGCGTTTGCACGGGGTGCTTTGACCGCATACCGGCTCGACACTGAAGGTGCAAAAACACTACGGGGCGACAAAGTGCTGGCGCGTGAAGAGATCAGCGACATGAACTTGATCGCGCAAGCTCTGGGCTTCCAGTCCACGCAGCTGGCGGACGCGGTCAAGACGCGCTCCGCGTGGGTTTCGCGCAAAAACGCCGTGGACGGGGAACGGGACCGCGTTATGCGGGACTTCCGTCTTGTCGCGACGGACCCAGACAGGACGCAGGGGGACGTTGACCGCGTGATCGCCCGTATCTTGGGCTTTAACGAGCGCTACCCGGTTGACGGTTTGATCATCGACAACGACGCGCTGGAGAAATCGTACGACACGCACATGCGGAACACTGAGATGTCGATCAACGGCACACTGTTCAGCAAGAAAGAAGCCCCGTACGCGGCGAAAATTCTGGCCGGGCCGCAGTAAAAGGCCCCCGCTTCACAGAGCGTCGGCTTGTGTTATTGTGGGGTGCACCTCTGGCGGTGGCGAGCAGCAGGGCGCAGCGTTTTTGATCCTACAACATCTTGGGGCGCTGCGCCCACGCCGGGCCCCTGTATAACTCCCACGAAAAGGCCCCCGCGCCGGGGGGACACGGGGGCCAAGCAGCACGTGAGAGGCTTCACGGGCGCAGGAGGGGAGCAACCACCCTCGACGCGGACTCTATCAAGTTCTCCAGACGCGTAAACCCTGCACGCTGTCTTCGACCACGATTTTAGCGAAGACGTAGATTTTGCGGCGGAGGAGCAGGGGTATAAGCCACCCGCGTACGGCGGCGCAGTTCAAGCACGGGATGAAGACCGACTGCCCCGGCTTGAACCGCTCCCAGTCTATCCGGTAATCAACCTTCTCCACCTTCATCGGCGTCCTCGTCAGAGGCCATGCCGCTCATGTCCATGAAGCCCGGCGCGGCGGTGTTAAAGACCAGCACATGCGAAGGCGCGGAGGCAAGCTTCATGCCCGACGAGAGCCGCTTGGTCGCAGTGCCGAGGAAAATCCCCTTGGAAGCGAGGAGCTTAAGGCTGTCCCGGTAGTTGATCTGATACTTGACGCAGTCCGTCTTGAACGCGCCCGCCGTGAAATACAGCCGCTGCACGTCAGGCTCAAACCGGATCAGTAGCTCGCCCTTGGGCTCGCGGCTGGGGAGCGTAGCCATGTTCGACTTGGGGTCCTTCTCGGCGTTAACCACCAGAATGTTCTGCAGGTTGCGGTTCATGTACTCCGCGAGGACCGAGACCGGGTCGCTAAGCGCGGGCGGCGGGACCACTTGCTCCCGCATGGACAAAAACGCCTTACAGGCAAAGGCGTAGATCGCGCGCATATCCCAGTCGAGCAGGCCGAGCTCCTTGGCAATCAGGCCCCCGGCGATATTACAGGCAACCTCTGCCGCCCAGAAGCGTTCGCTCTTTGTGACCCGTAGCTCTTTAGCTAGTCTTTCCTGCATCCCCGTCAGCGTGGCGAGGGCGCTCTCCTTGTTGTTGACGAGGAAGTCGATGTACACAGGCCCAGCATGCCCATAGTTGTCCAGCAGCTGATGGTCGAACATCTCCCTGCCGAGGTCCGCGTCGATGGCGTCGACGTGGCCGATCTTGTACTCGAAAATACGCATGAGCTCCCCCGAAGGGTTGGTCTTGATCGAGTAGAGCTTCTCGACGAAAGACGCGTTCGAGCTACAGAGGCCCATAGTCTGCCACGTCGTGGTGTTGATGCGCATCTCGTTCACAGACTGCTTCATGCGGTCTTTACCGCGCCCCTGCGTCATTCCGTAGAGGAAGTCCGAGAAGTCTGCCGCCGTGGTGTTGGTGATTTCGTCAAACGTACAGGGCAGGTTGTTGTTCATGCCCATACGCTGCACTTTGGAGTTCATCGTGTCCGCCTGTGTCAGGCACAGGGTCACGGGCGCACCATAGACACTGTTGCACATGAGCAAGGTAGTCGTCTTGCCGGTGCCGGATTCCGGGTGCACTACGTTGATCGCAGCGCCGCTGAGACCGGTGAACTTGAAGAGTGGCGAGCCAAACGCGGTCAGTGCGGCGAAGGCGTGGGGTTCAAGGCCCTTGCGCCCATACAGGTTGAAGACCTCTCTCCACTTCTCCAGCGTACCCTTTGACTGCAGCTTCGCTGCAAGGGGCTCAGTAACTGATGACGGTGGGCTCGAAAAGATACCCTCCGCTGTGTACTCCTTGTCTCCCAGAACGAAGCCTTTGTCGTCCTCGGTCCAGCCCATCTGCTGCCGCATCTTTTCTACCTTTTGCCGGTGTTGGAGGTCCATTATGGACCGCATTACGTAGTCTACAATCAGGTCGAAGCGCTTCTTGGTCGCCATCACCCCGTACGAAGCCAGCAGCTTCCGGAGCTCGTTGCCGTCCGTAATCTCTGCGTTGGAGAGGGTAAACTCTTTCAGGCCGTCCATCGGCATGTGCACGCGCATGATGACGACGTCGCGCTTAACCGGGTCGTGCATGCGCTTCACGACGTAGATCGGGTGCTCATAGACGAGAGTGGGTTCTTCCTCGTCCTTCGACGCCCCTCGCCACAAACTGAAGTCCTTACCCCACTGGTACGGCGCGGGGGGCTTGGGGTACCGCACCGGCGGTGCGACGGGCTCGTCGTCCTCGTCCGTCTCGAACTCGGGGTCGTCCTCCGGCTCTCCGTCTTCCGCCTCGGCGGCTGCGGCCATTACCCGACCTAGCGCCAGAGGGTTAGTAATCTTGCCCCAGTGCGGACACCCTTCGCACCCCCCGGGGTTGGTGTTCTCGAAAACCGCGCACGAGTGCGGTCCCCCGATGTGCCGTGTTTTCCGTTCAGTGTTGTCAGGGTCGTAGTCGGGGTGCCCTTCGGACAACTTGTGGATCGCGCTGTCCCTGTCGTTGCAGGCTTTCGCGATAGAGAGCGCGTTGAACCAGCGCGGCTCCTCCAGCGTGTCCCGGTTCTCGTAGCAGTCCCGCAGTTGGTTGCACCCGGTGCCCGACATGCTGCGCCGCATGATCTTGGCGAAATTGCTATCCACCGACTTCTGCAGGGACAACGCGAGCGGGGACAGCGCCCTACCGCCTTCCCTTTTCGCCAGCACCGTGCGCGGCGCGACATAGGGGGTTGTCGGCTCCCCCAGAAGTTCCTTGAACTCTGTCAGGTCTACGGCCTTGGAGTGAGCGATGACCTCCACAGGCAGGGGCTCGTCGCCCTTGTGGTTGAAGGTGCCGGGCACGCGCAGTATGCGAGCCACTTCGAAGATCGCCGGGTCAACATAGAACGCTTGCTCTACACAGAGTTCACGTAAGCGCGAAGCTACGGGTTCCCACTCTTCACGCGTCACCGCCTCGGTGAGCGGCCAGTAGGCGTGCACTCCGCGCCCAGAGTTCACCAACGTCGGGCGGGGCAGATGCAAGTCGGTGCAGAAACCGCGCAGGGCGGTGATGGCGGTGGTCTGGTCTTCGTACCCCGCAGGGCGACCGGTCTTGGGGTTTGGCACAGCCTTGCTGGGGCCGCAGTCGATATCGAGCCACAGCGCCTGCAGGCTATGGACGTTCTCCTTGGTGCGGTTCTCGTCGGTCTTGAACTTCGCTACGCCGAAGAACACGTCGCGGTCTGCGGCGACGTGCTTGGCTATAAGGGCATCGGCTTCTTCCCGTGTCTCGACAAACTTCTGCCGAACCGCACCGTCCTTGATACCGACGATGGCGAACCAGCCATCCGGTGGCTGCACTGCGCTGAGGAGGTCTTTGTCAGTCATGAGCGCCCACATACGCGAGAGGGCCCGCGCATTTACCAGAGAAACAAGGCGTGAGCCTTAACGCAGAGCGGCGAGGTATGCTTCGATAGCGGGGAGAGACCGCCTCTGCGGGGCGTTAACCCCGCAGAACCAGTTGTACAAAGTCTGCCTGCTCACCCCCAGCTGGCGTGCAACTTCGACTACCGGGACATCACGTTCGATGCACAGATGGCCGAGTTGCACGCCGAGACTTCCGGCGTCAGCAGCTGCGTTGCGTGCGCAGAGGCGCAGGCTATACCCCCGGTAGCCGGTTGGGCTAGTCATCATCACCCCACGCCGAGATCGCCGCTTTCAGCTTCGACGCGGTCGGGGTTTCCTCATCGTCTTCGACTTCGACCGCACGCTTGCGCTTGGCCGGGGCGGCGACAACTTCTTCTTCGTCATCCGGCTCCTCGGAGAACACCGGCTTGGCCTTCGCCTTGGGGACTGCGACTTCGGCTTCCGCCTTGGCCTTGCGCCCGGCGCTGTCCGACTCGAACACCGTGATCATGGTGTACTTCACGGCTTCCGGGCGCTCACGCGCTTCGGCGACGAGCTCGATTTCCTCGTCGGTCAGTTCCCGTGTAGGAGAGAACTGCAGTTCCAGCGTGTCGGCTTCGTCGTTGTAGGCGACCTTGGTAACGACTTCGTCGAGCGAGAAGCTGTTGGCCGCGAGATACTTGTAGTAGCTCTCGAACGGGTGGACGTTGCCGACACCCTTGCCGAACAGTGACTTGGCCGGGACGTTGAACTGGTAGATATCGCCAGCGGGGTCCCCCGGCACGACGACAGACAGGCGGCGCTGATAGCGGCAGGCGCGGCCCTTACCCTTGGTGCCGGAGCCCACCACGTTTTGCGGGCACAGAGCGCAGGAAGCAGCCTGCTTACCCTTCGCACCGGCATCCGGCACGTCGCCGAGGTTGGACCAGCAGTCGGGGGCAGCGGGCGGCGCGTCGGGGTCGTACTCGTTGGCGTAGAAGACGCGCGACACTTTTTCCAGCGTGTGGACGATGATGATTTCCATCTCGCCCTTGATCGCCTTGCCGACGACTTCGCCGTTGACGATGCGCTTGAACGTGCCGTTGGTGTTCAGCTGGATACGGCGGGTAGTCGTAGCCGAGGCCAGAGACTTGGCGAGCGGGCTGAGCTCGCGCTTGCGGTTCGAGGGGACAGAACCGTTGTTGAAGATCGTGAGTGCACCCATCGGGTTGTACCTCTTATTTCGCCGAAGGACGGCGGACAGAAATGACGAACTTGCGGTCAGCTTGCAAGCCGGGCGGGGTGAGATCGGGTTCGTTCTCCAAGAACTGCTGCATCATGTTGTTGCTGATGCGCTTCTCAAGAAGCCAAGGAGCGTCGTGTTCGTTGATGAACCGGTACATGGACTCCCAATCGCTAGTCCAGTAACGGCTGGTGACCCGCCGGGTAACGGTGCCCGCCGGGGTACGCATGCCGTCAAGGTTTTGCGCTGCGCATACCTCGAGCAGGGCAGAGGAGAGCTCTTCAAGCTGCGCCCTCAAGACGCCGATCTCCTCTTTGTGGGTCTCCTCTTTTTCGTGGATGGTGTCGCGGAGTTCAACGTAGGCAGCGACGATGCTGTCCACGGGTTGGTCTTCACTCATGGGGGGTTGCTCCTTCCTCTGAGTGTTGTCGGCTTATTTCTGGACTCTGTCAAGCCTCGTCCACGATGGAGCGGTACAAATCCACGATTTTGTTGTGGTTAAGGATATTCCCCCGGAGCATGGCGTACAGCCGCTCTTCGACGGGACTTCCCTGAATGTGAACAACGGTCATGGCGTTCTTTTGGCCCGGCCTGTCGATGCGTGCGTTAGCCTGCAGGTAAGTCTCCACACTGGTTACGGGTGCGTACCAGATAACAGTGTCCGCCGCCGTCAAGGTCAAACCGTGGGCGGCTGCTTGCGGCTGCAGTATAAGCACCTTGGGGTCGGAGTTGTTCTGGAAGTCCGAGACGATCTTGCCTCGCTTGTTGACGGACACCCGCCCGTCGATGCACTCGTTGCTGATACCCTTCTGGTCTAGATGCTTCTTGAGTAGGTCGATAGTGTGCGTGAACGGCACGAACACCAGCACCTTGTTCTCGGTTTCGTTGATGGCCTCTTCCACCACCCTGAGCCGGTTCGACACGTCGAACTCGATGACTTCACGGGTGTCCGAGTAGACCGCACCGCCCGAAATCTGCAGGAGCTTCAGGATGCGAGACGCAGCGTTGACCGCCGACACATGCTCGTTGTCCGCCTCGAACCGTAGCTGCCGGGAAAGAGTGTTGTAGTAGGTACGCTGCTGCGGCGTAAGCGGAGCGTCCCGCTCGACGTGGGTCACCTCCGGCAGGTCCAGACAGTCCTTCTTTTCAAAGCGGATCGCAGGCTGCAGGACTTGGTGCACGAGGGCCTGCGCGTGCGGCTTAGGCGCCCACTTGAACTGGGTCACCTTGTACATAACCTGATCCCGGAAAGAACCGAAGTACCGGGGGGTGTTCTCGGGGTTAACCAGCTTGGCCAGCCCGAAGGCGTCTACGGGAGACTGCGCAGCTGGCGTACCCGTAAGGAGCCACAAGCGCGTCGCGTGTTTTGCGATGTCGTTGAATATCTTCCAGCGGGTAGTTGTGTGCGTCTTAAGGAAGGTAGCCTCGTCGGCCACGATCAAGTCGAACTTACCCGCGATGATCTCGTCCTTGACGACCTGCAGGCCGTCGAAGTTGATGACGACGAACTCTGCCCCGGCTTTGATGATCTTGGCGCGAGCCTTGGCGTCCCCGTGAGCCACGGAGCAGCTACGGTGCATGGCGAACTTGAAAAGGTCCTGCTGCCACGCCGACTTCATAATCGACAGAGGGCAGACCACCAGCACCCGCTTAACCTTGCCTAGCTTCATGAGGTAGTCCGCCGCCCAGATAACCGACGCGGTCTTGCCCGTGTTACCGGACGCAAAAACACAGCCGTTGCGGCGGAAGATAAGAAAGGTGCTTGGCACCATGAAGCAGTACTTGAACCCGTCCGTAGAGGGTGCCGGGTAAACGGTGCCCCCGTGGCGGTTGTGTACCAGCAGCCGAGAAAGGTTACGTACCGTAACCACGTACTCAGTAGACTTCCCCTCGCGGGGAAAAGCTGTGACTCGCGCAGTTCGCCCTGTGGCGCAGAACGCATACTGGATGAAGTCTGCGGAACGCTTTACGCAGGCACGGAACATCCCACCGTGTTTAGTGCTGCCGTCCCATAGTAGGGACTCCGCAGCGATAAGTTCAAGCTGCGCGCGGTTAGCGCCCCAATACCACTCGGTGAACTCTTTGTCCCTACGGGGGGCGTTGAACCTGAATATATGAAACCCTTCTGCGCCTTTATACTCGGGCGTGGTCTCGTTATACTCCACCCCCGCAGCGCCTAGGACTTCGCGCATCTGCGCTATCTTTCGCGGACGCTTCAAACGCACTACGCACCAGTTAGTGTTAGCCCCGAAATAGCCGTCTGCAATGACCGCCACTTGTAGCCGTAGCTCTGCATCGGTTAGCGGCAATCCTTCGCCCCCTGCGGCGCTGAAAGCCGTGGGTATAGCGCAAGAAACAAAACCTATTGTGGGGGTTCCGGCCTTATAGCCGCCCCCGTACGTGCGGTGTCCTCCGAGGTGCCTGTCGTGCCGTGCCAGTAGTTCGACGGCAGATAGCACTTCACGCTTCGCGGGGCGGTTCTTAGACTCCAGCAAGACCCTGTGCTCCGGGCTCAGGAGTTGATCCAACCCGTACTTGGTCTTTATCCGCACCATACCTGCGCAGGGGAGCTTCACGTATTCCGTGGGTTCAACGAACTCCATCTGCCGTGTCTCGGGGTGGTACTGCGCCACCTTGCCCCCAGCGTAATCCGCCATGCGGACCCAACCAGTAGGGGACAGGTACTCGGTGTCCGAGTCCACACAGCCCGCCTGCGAAAAACAGAACGCCTTGTCGTTAAGCGTGAGGAACGACGACGTTTCTTTCTGGTGCGCAAAGGGTGTGAACTTGCCGGTCCACTTGTAGTCCCGCAGGATGGGAGACGGAGCCTTTGAGCCTAACACTGTTAGGGCTCGCGCCTCGTCCATACCCCAGTGCACAGCGACTTCGTAGTCGCCGTTGCTCTCACTGATGACTTTGCTCTTGGTAATCGCCGACAGGATCGCATCAGGT